AAAACATCTTTAGGGATGCTATTTTTATATAAAAATGAAATAATCGCTGTTTTAAGATTTACTAGCTCTGACTGTGGTATTTCCATAAACATAGAAAACAAAGTACAATATCCTTTGATAAATCCCATAATATGTTGTCGGTTTGTAATATGAATATAATCTCCGTTTGCGCTACCAAGTAATACAGTAATTGGAGACATATAAGATTCCATTTCATTCACTATGCTCTGCAAGGTATTTTTAAAAAAACTGTTTTGGTCTAGTAATTGGTATTCTATTTCGATTGTTGTTGCAACATATTCAGTAAAATCTTTTTCAAAATAAAAGTACAAGTCATTTGTGTCTTGGTGATTTATTAATATTTCTTTTATATCCACATTTTCTTCATTTATTTTCATTGATATTTGATCTTTAATTTTTAAAAGATTTAAAGTAGCATACGAGTTCACAAAATATTTATAATCTTGTTTTGTTGCAAAATATTCTTCTGTTTTGAATCTAAAAAATCCGTATATTTTTCTGTTGCCAACAGCAATTTTTGTCATATCAAAAAAACTAGTAGTACTAGGTGATGTCATGGGCTTTGCGGTAAAAAAACTATGGTAATTTTTAACTGATATTTTCGTGTTTGGAACTTCTGTATTGACAACTTCTCGGTGCGGTGTATCTTTATGAAGAGACCCTTCCATGTATCGACCGTTATGAAAATGAACAGGGCCAGAATATGCCACTCCATCAATAGTAAACCGCTGTGTTGTTTCAACAACAGAGCCATTAGATATAATAGATTCAGAAAATATAGGACCATTTAATAATTTTTTATTTTGCCCTGAAGCATCTATATAATCTCTATCTGGATTCCACCATGGATCATAAGAAAAAAAAGCATAACATCTAAGATCTTCATACTCTGTGAAATTCTTTATAGCCATAGAAAAAGTATGATTTATTTCAATGTAACTCTCAGGAGTTGCTGCTTCTAATTTAGAGATTATAATATCTTTGAAGTCTAATAATTCTTTATAATCAGCAATTTGATTTGTATTCGGTAAACCTCCGGCTGGTAATACGACCCTTTGTTCAAAAAGATTATAGTTAGAATTTGTTTTTAATGCCGCATCTACTGTACTTCCGTCTGATGTTACTATTAAATTTAAGTGTATGTTTGGTTTATTAACAAAGTCAGATGTCATCCAAGTTATTTTACTTTCTTCATCAACATAGTCAAATGCTGCTACTGTAATTGATAAACTGTTCATAGACAATACGATATCTTTTACGTAAAGATTTGGTAATATTTCATTTCCTATAATTTCTAAAGACATTAGCAATCCTCCAAATCTTCTTCAACGACAGTTGTTTGATACAAATCAACTTCAAACCCTGTTTCTAAATCATCACAATCTACTTCTAGATCTACATAAATATTATTTTGCTTAAGTATTTTAGTACCAAGACATATCTTATCATGAGATATTTCATCATCCACTAATAATTCCATGTGATATTCTACTTTATCTTCAATTAACAAGTCCTGTTCTTCAAGTCTAGATGGAAGCTCAGAATCATCATAATAAATACCATCTATTATATTAGAATTTTGTTTTTTAAATTTTAAAGGATTCAATTCATTGTCTTCTGTAAATTCAAAAACTTCAATTGAAAAATTTTCTTTTTCTGCAAAACCACCTTCCTCAGACAACAGAATCAAAATCTCTCCTTTTTCTATATGTATATAAGATCCATCACTTTTAATATCAGCGAATGCAAATTCTTCAGGTATTTTACCATATTGATTTATTTTAGGTTCACTACTGTTTTCAACAGACAACACATATTCCACGTCACATTCTATTTGTGGAATGTCGATTGGGGCTATATTGGATCCAGTATATTGTGTTACAACAGAACCTGATATCTCTCCTAATAGAAAAACAGAGGTTATTTCAGCACTCTTATTAGTATTATAATTATTTGTTCCTATTTGATATTGAAGTTTTTCAGATCTTTCTGGTATAACTTTATCATCATTTAAATTCATAGCCAAAGTACTTTTAGTATTAATAGAACTTTCTACGCCTTTGTAATTTGTTTGAGGTGTCATATAAATCGTTTCTTTTAAAATTCTGTCTTTTGTCACAACAGAAGATTCTTCAAATCCAGCTTTTTCAGAATCATACAGTACATCATCATCTAAAAAAGTGTAATATACTGGCTTAAACTTACCTTGCCCTAATAGTTTTCTTCCGTATGGAGTAAGTTCGATTTTAATAACGTCCTCTTTTTTATTAAAAAATGTCATCTTCTACCACCTCTAGGATAATCTTGTCGTCTATCGCCTCTAGGATTATCTTGTTTATCATCTTTTTTATCATCTTTTTTATCTTTACGATCTTTAAGATTATTTAGTCCAGATTTTTTATTGTTTTTATCTCTTTCACGAGTTTTTGGAGGATTAGATACCGGTTGTTTAACATTGTTTGTTTTATTGTCAATCTTTGGTACTTCTTTTATTTTCGGTTTTGAAGGAGTAACTACTGTTTTTTCTGGTGTCTTTAGAGATCTTCTATTTTCTAGAATGCTTGGAGCAGGTACTACATCACCTAACAAAGACTTTCTGTCTCTTTCTCTGGGCTTTACTTCCGGAATTGGAGGTTTTGGCACTCTACCAAGAGCAGGCAGTACTATAGCTTCTTGATTCGATTCAGGAGGAGGTTCCATGAAATCAACTTTTGTTTCAATCTTTGCAAGTTCAACAAGAGAAAAATAATCATAAGGCCAGTTATGAGAGTACGGAGATTTTTTGTTTAGAGTTTGTGTCTCTCCCACTACTTTATCATAATAGTTTTGAGATGCCTTCTGTTTTACTTTAAACACCATCCAGCGAAGTTTTTGCATAATTTTAAGAGGATCACCTTGGCCAGTTTCTTCTAGAGTAGCAAGTGACAATAATTCTTCTTCATCAAAGGTATGAGAAATAGTTTTTTCTTCTGTTTGAAATTGTGTCATAAGTTTTGGAGGTAGGTTTTGCCAAATTGCTCCGAGATCTTCTTGATCAAATGTGTGTTTGAAATCAAATATATACATCGTAAGAGGGGTAATATCTAGATCTTCTAAAAAATTAAACATTGGAGGCATGACAAATCTTTGCATTTTATTTACCATGTCAATAACACTTTGTTTTCCTTTTCCTTCTTTGGCATCTTGTATCACTGCAGCGGGAATTTCTAGAAATTTTCTTTCATCTTCAACATTTCTTCCACCTGGTTTGTAATCATAAAATGGGACAGCAACAATTGCTTCTCTTACAACTTTTCTGGAAGCGGTTCTTCCTAATTTTACAGGCTCTGTTGAAAATCCAAGTTTTTTTGATAAATCCTCTACTCCTTTATTCCAACTAATTGCATTAAAATAGGGATTATCAGAAGTATTTGAAATTTGCATGAACACTCCTTTAGAAGGATCTGTTTCAATTTCTCCATATTGATGCCATATACCACGAGGTACAGATTGAGAGCCAACTAGAGGTAAGGAAATGGTGTTTGAATTACTATATGTTTGAAAATTAAACATGGGTGTTTCCCACTTCGGCTGAATTATAATTTGAGATTTTTTCTCTGAGGATATATCGACGGCTACTTTTACAGCATCAGATGTATCATCATCCAACAAATCAACATCTTTTATAATACCTAGATTGACATTTAGAGAAGCAAGAGGATTTGAAATAGAATTAATCAGTTTACCTTCAAAGGTACGACCTGCAACTTCTAAAATCTCTCTTGCGTCAGCAACATTGTGGAAAAGATGTTTTAGTTCTTTCGGAGCTCCTGCGGGAGCCGTAATTTGAGAACCTTCTAGATCAGATGTTCTTTGTTCTATAAACACTCCATCATTAAATAAATCTTCTAAAGAAACTTTTCCTGTTGATGTTGCTTTGTACAAAAAAGAAATTTTTGATATTCCATCATAATAAGCAGGAGTAAAAGACCAGTTATATCCTAAATTTGAATAAGTGGCCACACAAGTATCTGATGCCACTGAACTAGTTATTCTACTTGGAGGGCCAAAAGCCGAGGGTCTAGAATACATTGTAAAAGTTTCTTGAACTCCAGATCCAGTCATGAACAAAGAGTTATATTTGTATGTTGGCACTCCACCTCTTGCTCCTCTTTGTGCATCACTAGCTTGGTTTTGTGACTTATACAAATTTATGTCAAAAGCATATAATGAACCGCTGGTTACTTTTATATTTAATTCATCTGATCTTTTTGAGGAAATAAATGAGAAATTTTGATCTTGTAAAAAGAAATCTGCTGTTTCCGCGAGAAAATTGTGCATCATAAGTTGATATTCTGTTGTATCACCGGTTCCACTCCACGTCGCAGACCCAGAAAGATTCCCAGATGGATGTGGCTCACTACAGTGTATTTCTTTTGAAGCTAAGAAATCAGCAGGCTCTAGAAGAGCTTCAAATGGAATTCTTTCAGAAAATGGTTGTTGAATATAGTATTCATCGTCATATAATGCTATACCACCATTGGTCAAGTTTAAAGAGCTTGTATGAATTGGATAATCAAGTGCTAACCCCGACTTAATTGAGTTAAACATAATTCCAGGAGCAAACATTGGAGTCATAATGTTGTTAAAATAAACAGCTCTATCCACATCTGATTCAGAAAGATCTCCAACGTTGTTTCCAGCACCAGATCCAGTGTAGGCACAATTGTCAATAATAGAGTCTCTAAATTTATCAGCAATTTGAATTGTTCTTTCAGCAGGATAGAAGCCTTCATATGGCGCAAACTTTTTTATTGCGTTACAAGTTAAAGACATTTTAAATAATGGTTTGTTGGCAGTGTTTGCAACCTCAGAAACAATATCAAAATTTTTCATAAAATCTGAATGAGAATATGTAGTATAAAAGTCAGAATCTTCTGATGAAGCAGAAACACTTCCAAGTTCAGTTGTACCTGAATCATTTTTTTGTCCTACATACAGACCAGTCTGGTTTGTTGTATCTAAAATTTTACCTCCAAATACCTTTAAAAATTCTCTAGGTGTTGTAGATTGTTTGTTTTGAAGATCATCAAAGTGTATTGAAGAACGAAATTCAGGTACAGCTGAATATTCTTTTCCAACTTTCTTGATGTCATATATAAACTCTTCATAAGAGTCATAAAAAGGGCTCGTTCCGTATTGAGAAGCAGCATCCCAATTTGCATCTCCACTAGGAATATGATCAATTGATAAATCACTAAAAAGAGGACTGCCTGCAGCACTATTGACACCTTGTATATCCATACCGTGTGGGCCCACGCAAGAAGTTAAAGGTGTTATCGTGTGATTGTATGAAAATCTTGGAAGAGGAAAAAACTGATTCATAAATATGCTATTTCTGTTTTTACTCTGAAGATCTTCTAGATACATAGAGACATTTTGTAATACACCTGCAAGTTTTGACTGAGCCGAGTCTTGCTTAAATTGTTGGTAGATTGATTCCATGTCTGCATTATAAGATAAAAAATCCATATAAGAATCTAAAGGCCAACGGCTCCTGCGTGAAAGTTCACTACTTCCCAAAAAACTTATATCATTACTTTCAGCAATCTTAGTTTGAATGTACGTTAACGTGAATGGACTTCTTCTTTTTTGTCTATCATCTTTCCATGGATGATAAAAATTTGATCTAACTCTTGTGTCATATTCTAAAGAACTTTTTTGAGGAAATATAGTGTGAACATACTCTACAGACAAGACAGGAACTCCAAATCCCCCTATTAAATTGAAAGTTTTTTCTAAAAACTTTGTTTTAAAAAATTTATCTGTTTGTAATTCATCAGAAAAATCATATGGAGCATATAATTGGTTAAGCCTATCATTTTCAAAATATTTTATCTGAGATCCCATTTCAAAAGAAGCTCTATATATGTTATTTCCCCTAGGAAAAGTAATAATCAAATTTTTTTCTCTAGAAGAATAAACAGGTTCTCTAAAAACTTCTATGGTTCTTGGATCAACATAAGATGTACCTGGACCTTTTGGTTGGTTATAAGATGAGATATCACCATCATCGGCGACTACAGTTAGTATGTTCTTTTTCTTTTGATTCCTTATCAAAGGATTTTCATAAGACCTTATTTGCTTCCAAGTAGGATAACCATATGGACCATTTCTTTTTAAGTTTAAAGCAGTAAAAAAAGACGCTGTGTTTGGTAATTCAGCAAAAAATTTATGGTTTTTTAAATCTGATGTGTCAGTAACACGAAAAATAGGAAATTGAGCCCTACCATGACCTTTAGATCCACCTATTTGATTCTGAAAAAGATAAAATGTTTCGTCTATTGCAGGACCTTTAAACATTTCAAAACTTACTACATCGCCTTTTGTACTTTTACTATATGCTGGATCTTCTGTGGGTTGTGTTAAAGCAACACTTGTTTCAGCAAATCTATTCAACTCCAAACCACAAGGTTCGTATGTAAAAGTGTTTATGTTAACAAAAGGTACATAATATTTCGCCATTCTATTCTCCAAATAATTCTGAGGCTGTTGGGAAAGTAATAGCTCCTACATAACCGGAATCACCATCAACTTCATATGAAGAACTTAAAATTCCATCTCTCGGAGCATAACCAAACATTCTTTGCTTTCCACTTGTAATACTATAATTATCTCCAAGTGAAGAAGTTATCCAAGTGTATTGATAATCAGATCTCGGCAATGTTGATCTTACGAAAAAGTTGTCATGATCTAAGTTAAATGAAGGGTTTTCTTGTGTTGATGTACTTACTGGTTTTCTTGCTACATTTCGTGGAATTTTATGATAAGAAGGCTTTGTAACATATGTGGAGCCAACAACACTACCATGCACACTATCGGAGCCAAATTTTCCGGAATGTCTTGATAAATGAGTAATTAATCCTTCACGATTTCCAAGATGATCATTAACTCTTATTGTTCCATTTTCACCAGAACCAGAACCACGAACAAGTAGATTGCGATATGCAAGAGAATTGTACGCTGACATTTCTTGATTGTGAGCATCTAAGAAACCATAAGTCATTGTTTCAATACCACCAGGTGCCGAAAACCTAGTTGATATAACGGATTTTTGTGTCGGCCCTGTAGTCTTGGAAGTATCTATCGCTGTGTCTAATAAATTTGATGCACCCTGTCCAAAAACGTTACCATTTTCTTGTCCACCAATTCCAAATAAAGTTTTATAGTTTGTTGTTTTAGGTAGAGTAGTTTCTATAGCAGAAGGAAGATATTGATGTGTATCTGCGTTCGATCTAAACAAAGGGTTATTATGTTGTTTACCAGAAGCAACAGATAATATTTCATACTGTTCTCTGTAATTCCCATGAGAAAAACTAGCAGTTGTTGTTTGTATATTTTTGATATTCACAGGACGTTTAGCTGTCTCTTCTCTGAAATAAGCCGCTTTCTTTTTCGCAACATCAGGATAACTACCTGTATTTGGGTGCCCAGTAATCGCAGTCACACCATATTGGGCATCTACTAATCCAATCGCCCCATCTGAGCTTCCGCCTGATTCTATTAATAAAAGACGATGAGATTCTGGTCTAGTATATATATTGTGCAAATTATTTGGCGGTGCACTTAGTGTTTCTCCATCTATTAGAGTTGGGTCATGACGATTTATTTCTTGATGACGAGATTGATGTCCGCCAACCCAACGTTCTGTAAATGGACTTTGTAAGGGTATATCATTCTTGTCTGTCGCAGTATCCGAATGAAGATTTGTAATTAAAGTACCAGGCTTAAATCCATCATGAAACGCCTTGTTATATCCTGAATTTACTGAAGCGGAAATTATATTAAAAGGTAAAGAAAGTGCCCCTTTTAGTCCAAACGAAAAAGACTGTGTGTCGTCTATCGGAGCGAATACTCCTCCAGGTGTTCCAGCAGCAAATTTTCCCAAAAACGTTTGAACATTAAATTTTTCTTTCAAATTCGGATCTATAACATCATTACACTCTGTTTTTAATTCTATACCTTGCCCAGTACCAGCGCCAACTAGAATAACATTTATTGGAATTCCGGAAGAGTTTAGCTTTGAATGAGGTTCTAATACGTTTTTAGATATCCTTCTGTTTTTTTGAATTTCATAGTTAATGCCACCATGAAGAGAGCGAACCATCGATACACTCTCTTTATATACACGAGAAAGTCTTCTTATAGCATATGTTGATCCTTGGTATGTATTGCCAGAATTATCCACCAAAGTTGATGCTTTTTGATTATTATCATTTTCAATAATTTTTCTTATTGTTTCTCTGGCGGTAATATCTGTTCTTTCTCTTCTTTCCTTTTGCCATAAACAATTGTCATTATCTGTTAATTTTACGTAAGAACTTGCACCTTGAGTCACAACAATATTACTGAAATCATTTCCTGTTTCAGAAGCTGCTAAAGTTTCAGAACCTAAAGAGTTGCTTAACATAGTAAAGTTTGCTGGTCCTGATCCTGCAAATGAAATAGTAAAGTCTTCAAATGAAGAGGATAGAGATGAAGATAATTCTCCCCAAAATATTGAATTTGATTTATCTGCACCGTATGGATTAAGGCCATCTATAAACAAAAATTCATCTGCGTTTGTTGTGTCCACTATTTTTAAGTCATTGTTGCCGGT